TCTCGCTTTCAACAAAGTCAACGGCCTCGCTGATCGCGTTCTGCACGATGCTTTCGATTTCACGACGATCTTTTGGCTGTGGTTGCATTTTTATGTCCTTACTTAAAACCCGCTTGGCCGAAACCCTGTTGTGCGTTCAATTTGACGCTCAATCGGTGTCTTAGCTTCTTCGCTAGATAATAGCACGCCGCCAGCGCCAGCAATAGGGGCAGCTCTGCGCGGTGTTGGAGCGGCTCGCCCTGCGCCATAAGCCATTGCCGCGCCACGCGCTTCAGTAAACGCTTTGGCGATTGGTATTCTCGCCAAGAAATAAGCTGCATTCGTAGACCCAAAAGCAGCTGCAAGTTTTTGCAGCAATCCAGAAGCCGCCGCTGCGCTGTTTGATGCGTTTACTGCGCCGCCAGTAGCTCGCGCCGCAACCGTAGCAAACTGGTTTATCAAGTTTCGCTCTTCCGGCGTAAATAACGCCTTTATGGCTTCTGGGTTTTTATTTGACATATCTTTCCAAGATTTCAAAAAGTTTACCCCAGAGAATACATCCTCTCCTGCACGCGTCGCCTGAGCCTTTTGCGCCAAATTTATAAATGCTTCTTGACGCAGTTGGTTCCACTCAACTTCTGGCAAAAACTTTTTAAGCGTTAAAATGTCTCTTGATACGTTTGACGGCTTTAGAAGCTTTGAGTTTGACGCGCCAAGAATATACGCAGCGGCGGCTTCTGGCGGCTGTTTCAAGACCATTTCGCCGTCTCGCACAGTTTGCTCTGTCAGCGTGTTTAGGATGCCGCCCTTGCTTTTCCATGTTTTAGCAAAGTCGGAATAGTTTTCGATTGCGCGTTTCCAACTTGCTATAGCTGTCTCATCGCCTCTGATTAAGGATTGCTCAACTAAATCTGAAAGACGTTGATCCAAAACAGCCTTCATCTTTGACGCAGCCGCTTGCTCTGGCGTTCCAAACGCTCCCGCGTTTGTTAGCTGCTCGCGCTTTTGAAATAACGTCTTGATGTCGCCACCTTGCGCTAAAATATCGTCAATCTCATCTGCGATGCTGGTTGTCACGGGGCGCACTGATGGCGTGAAGTCTCTGACAGACGCGCGCAAGTCATCAGCAAGTTGTGCAGCAGCTTGAGGCTCTACAAACGCAGGCCCAGAAGCGCGCGCAACATCATAAAGCTCGCCAGCCTGTCTTTGCGCGGCTTGACGCTGTGCGAGCAAGGCTTGCTGCGCTGCAGCTCCACCTTCTCCGGTCGTAATAAGCGGCGCTGCTGCCGTCTGAGCAGAAGGACGCTGCGCGACTAAACCTTCGCCTGCGCCAACAACCGGCGTTGTGCCAGCAATTCTCTGTTGTATGGCGGGAATATTCTCTTGCAGCGCCTGCAATGTCTCTTGCTGGCGACCTTGCATCATGGTTTCAGCTTGCTGGCCGTAAGCGCCTTTGCGGGCCATGTCTTCAAATAATTGCTGCGACGGCGCCCCAGTTACTGCGCCAGATGTAAGAGGCACCGGAACAGGCAAAGTTTCAGCCGCCGCAAGCCTTCCGGCTTCTGCTGGATCAACGCCAGCGCGAACTTGAGCGGCCATAGCTTGCGCCATTTCTGCTCTAGCCTGCTCTGGATCTAAGCCAGCTTCTTGCATCTGCTTAGCAATGGATGGACGCAGTTTCCCAGATTGGTCTAAAACAGCCTCTGGTGATCTGCGAAATATATTGGCCACTCTGTTTGCAATTTGAACCGCCCCCTGACCCAAAGCACCGCCAAAGGCGCCATATATCAAATCGCTAAATTTAAATCTGTCGTCAGACAATTTTGCGCTCGCAGCTTCTACAAGCCCAGCCTCTGTCGCTCCCAACCCGCCAGCGGTTAAATATCCCGCAGGAACGCCCAAAAGCTGCGCCGTTTTACCTAAGCCAGTAGCAGCAGCAACAGCTCCAGAAGCCTGCATTATGTCGGTTACGTCCAGACCCTTCGGGTTGGGGTAAAAACGTGTGTATTGCTGCGTCTGCTCGCCATCCTTAAATACTGGCGCAATCACCACAAGATTGCCGAATTTATCGGTGTCAAACTCAGCGTCAGGCAAAATGCGTTTAACGCCAGATTTTAATCTATCATCGCTCGCAGTAGTAGCAAGCAGCGCTGTCATCTCTGCTGCTTTTGCCGGAGGCAGCCCAAGATTTGACTGGTTGGCCAACGGTATTGTTTCGTCTCTCTGGCCGCCCTTAAACCACTCAACAGTGCGCCCGACGATGCCTTTTTCTGGCTCTGCCTGCATCTGAGGCTGCGCTGTTGGCTCTTGCTGCGCCAAGTATTGGCGAACCGCAGCTTCCTGATCTTCCACGCTCATCGTGTCTGGAAAGCGTAAAGTCACGCCGTTTGGTAGCCTTACGTCTGCCATTACTCAAAACCTCCAGCGCCGTTATTCAAGCTTTGGTTCCAGACCTTAACTTGCCCATCCTCAACTTTTGGCGTTGGCCTAGACGCTTGCTCTTGCAGCCATGTGTTTAAGCTGTTGGCTGGATTTGATAAATACGTTGCCGCTTTTGTTAGCGCGGCTTTTGCTTTTACTTGCGCAGATTTCTTGTTTTGCAAATACTTTTTAAGCTCTTCTGGAGGCAAGTTTCTAGGCACAGCGGTTTCCATCGCAAGCCTCATCTCGCCCTCCGACAGCGCTCCAAATGTAACTGATGATATGACGTCAAGCCCCATATTGTTCATCGCAGTTTCCAACTGACCAGATGCTAATGTTACATTCGGGATCATGTTGTAAATCATGCCAGACTGTGCGCCCTGCTCCAAGGCATCTAAGGCGCTTTCGATGTTTGTTATACTGTTATTAACAAGGCTTATTTTTTCAAAGGCGTCTTGCGCCGCTTCAACTGAAATGCCGCCAAGCTTTCTGCCGCCAGATAACCTCTGTGCGTAACTCAGCTCATATTCATTTGCAGCGTTTATAACCTTTTGGGCCTCATCCCCAGTAACAGCCTTCCCTTGCGGGTTGTAGACCACAACGCCGGTATCGGTTGATTGCACAACCGTTCCATTGCTAAACTGCTTTGTAGATCGCACAGCACCAGCGCCGCCCATTTTCTGAGACATAAGCGCATTCATGATTTCTTTAGAACCAATCGCCCCGCTCTCCACGGCATCAGCATAATCGTTGTAACCCATCTTGCGCAGATACTCGACCGTCTTGTTCTTCGTTGCAGCCGCCTGCCGCTGCGCGCCGCGCGCCCTGATCGCCTCGCCAGCACGCATCTCCGGCATGATCAGCGGATCGAGCGCCGCAGCAAACTGCTCCGCTCTGCTCAGGCCGGTTGTCGGGCTTGGCGTGCCAAGATAATCCATGATGCCGCCGAATCCGCCTCTGCGCTGCTGCGGCGCTGCCGCTGCCTGCGGGCGATCCTGCATTAGCGCTGACAGTGGAGCGCGTGGCGCTGCTTGTGGGGCCGTTCCGCTGGCCAGCATCTGCTGGCGCAGTTCTTCTTCGCGCGCCATATCCATTGGAGTTGCCATGTCTTTTCCTTTCAAACCTTCCCAAGCTGATGGGCCTTGCGTTTTATATATCCACTGCCCGATCTTATCTTGCAAATCTTCCGCCATCATCTCGCTGCCAGTTAGCCCAAGACCTTTTTTTGCCTCTGCAAGAGTAGACCCAACCACTTGATAAGCGCCCATCGGCGTGGCAACGCGGCCAACTTGGCCCTTTACATATTGCGCGTATGGGCCAGACGGGCTGGCAAACTCAAGCGCCTCGTCAACCGTCATGCCCGTAAGATTAAACCCAGCGAAAGGATTTCCTGCGCGGTTTGCGTAGTTGTACAGCGCGTTATAATCGCCGCCGCTTTCAGTGGCGAATATACTTGGCTTTAGGCGCTCAAACGGTGTCATCTACCTGCCAAACGCCCCCATGCCGCTAAGCGCTTGAATGTAGCTGAGTAGCCCAGCTTGGTTCTGCGTTGTCGTCGCTGACTGGTTTGGCGTCATCTGCAACGCCGCCAATGGCGCTGAAAGCGCCTGCATCGGTGCGCCGGTATAACCCGCGTATTGGCCGCGCGCCGCATCGATGAGCGCCTGCTGCAACCCTTGCTGCATGAGACCCTGCTGCATCTGCTGCTGCTGGATCGCCTGCCCTGTGCCGAATGCCTGCTGGCCAAGCCCCGCGAGCTGCGATGCCGCTCCAAGACGCGTTCCCATCGCGGCCTGCTGAGCCGCCAAGTTTTGCGACTGAGCAGATGCCCGCTGCTGCGCCGCAAACTGCGCCGCCTGCATCTGCGCCGCTGCATTGGCAGCCTGCACTTGCTGTGCGCGGTTGATGTTGCCAAGCTGCGCCGCTGTGCGAGCGCCTGCGCCATACTGCGCTGCGCCGGTGCGGGCTGCAACGTTGGCCGCCTCAGTGGCTGCACGCTGGCCAACATCAAACATCGCCGCCTGCTGCGCTTGCTGGAAGCCCTGCTGGCGCATCCTAGTGGCAGCGTCTGCCGCCTGCTGCCCGTAGCCCAAACGCGTTTCTGCTTCGGCAATGCCCTGACGCGAGCCGCCAAACGCCCTTGCCCGCTGGGCTTGCGCGCCCTGCTGCATCAGAGCCTGCTCCCGCTCTGAGCCAATGTCGCGCATCGCCATGTCAATCACTTGCTGCTGATACGGGTTCTGATACTGCGAGATGTCTGCGTCTGCGAGAAGCTGAGCCTGCTGCTGCGCTGGATTGTAGCCATACGCGGTTTGCGTACCCGATACGCCTTGCATCGTTGGGCGGTACGACTGAGGCGTGATGCCCATCGGCGTGAAGCCCAGACCCTGCTGCGTTGCGCCCAGACCCTGCTGCAATGCGCCAGCCGCTGCTTGGTTTACGTTAAATCCAGCGGTGGGTGCTATTGGTTGACCTCCTGCAATTCCTTGTCCAGCCATTATGCTTCTCCTAAATCTCTATGCCGCTTTTGCCGTCAGCCGACATACTATATTGCCTCGGGGCGCTTGATGCCCGCCCGCCCGTTGGGGCGCTGCTACCGTCTGGGTCTTTCCAGCTTTTCTTCGTCACCTTACTAATTGCAGTCAGCGGGGTTGTGCCGTCATCTTTAATGCTAAATATCGGGTCATCGCGGTCGCGTGGAGACATACCCGCCGACGCCATTAGCGCCTGATCTGTTGACGGCAGAAGGCCAAGCTCACGCCCTGCTGCACCCACAAAAGCGCCGCCCGTCAGGAAGTTTCCTATATCGCCAGCCACTTCGCCAAAACTTCCGGCTTTTATAACTTTGCCCTGCGCGTCAATCGGGAAGCCAGCCGCGTTGATCTTGCCCTGCTGGAACATCATCTCGTCAGCCGTCTGCCAGTTATCAGATCCACGGCCCATGTTGGTCGCGTGGAACCGCATGGCGGCGTCAAGCTCTGGCTGAGAACCATTCGGAGACATTGTCATCGGGCCGGAATATTCTCCGGATTCTGCTCTTGCAATCGCCAAATCGTTTTGGCGGCCACGCTCACGCTCTTCTGCGCCTGTCATATATTGGCTGTAGTCGATTGCGGGCAGCACACGCGATCCGGCTTGGCCTGTCACGGGATCGATGAAGAAGCTGTCGATATACTCTTTCTGCGCTGGGCGTCTACGCTCAAGCTCGGCAAGCGACTGATCATATAAAGGCGCTGAGCTGTAGCCCATCACGCCGTTTGCGTATTGCGTTGGCGCGCCCATGCCGCCCATGATGTCTCGTTGAGATGTCGGCGTGGCCATGCCAAACGCTCCAGCGACGTCAGCGGTTTGCTGAAACCCTGCCTGCTGAAACGGCGTAAACGCGGCGACATCTGGCCCGTAATACGGCGTGAAGCCGATCTGGCTGATGCCTTCCGCTTTGGCCAAGTTACGGCGCGCCGCTTCCTCAATATATTCTGGCACCTCTACTGTGCTAGTGGTTGACCCGCCTTTACCGCCTGCCATTATTCAAACTCCTTAACGTATGAGGTGTGCAGTGGCTTCCAGCCATGCGCCTTCAGTGGTTTCTTCCAGCCTAAGCGGCCTGTCATGGTCAACGCAGAGCATCCTTGCGCTTTTGCCCATGCTATCACATCTTCATGCATTTCTAAAATCTGATCCAACTCGCCGCCGCCAAGAAACACGTTTAAAACTTTCTTTCTCGGATATACCACTATTTCGCTGACGATGCACCCCCTCGGCGTAGGCCAGAGCTGCATCGTTCCCTTGTATATACCCTCGGCCACGTCGATGAAGTCATGTGTGCCGCCGGAATACTGCAAAGCGGCTTCGATCCAATCGCGGCATCTCTCCAGTTCTTCATTCATGCGTTAATCCTAGATATAGCAAGTGTTGAAGCGGGAGTAGCTGGGGCAAACGCATTGGCAGCGTGGTGTTGTAGGCTTCCGTTTGTGCTGTCCGTCGCCCAATATGCCTCTAAGTAATCGCCTGCATCAACATTAAATATTTGTGTACGAGATACAATCATTGTGGCGCCATTTTGGTGTAATGTGTTTTGCATACCGCTATCTGTAATGTCTACTCCATTTATACGAGGCCAAAACCAAAAATTAACAGTAGAGCCAGACGTGGATGATGTCTGAGCTGTAAAACTTAATGTATATGATCCGCCTTCCGCAAAGATTATGCGAGAAGCTGGCGTACCAAGTGAAACGCCAACGCTACCAGCCATAATTGTATATGTAAGTGGATACGCTGTATTAATAGCAGCGGCTGTTTGGTCGGTGGTAATTTCAAGGTGAGCCACGCCATTAGCAATAACAATTTGCCGCCAAACGCCAGACCTTGAAACGACAGGCCACAGATTTTCCCTATCCCACATTATCACGCCGTCTTCTGCCGCGCTTTCGCCACCCGTTTGCTGCACAAGCTGTGATCGCGTCTGGCCGAGGTAAAGCATCAGGCGCCGCGCCCATGACTTCCAGTCATCACCCCTTGGCTCTGGTGCGCGGTACTGCTGCGTCATCTGCGGCCACCCGCAACAGCGTCTAGCCGGTTTACGCCGACACGCCAGTCGGCAAGACGTGCGCCGTCAACGCGCATCCGCACCTGACGGCCAGTGAAGCGCATGTTGGTCGGGTTGGCCATGCTAAACGGCCCATACGATCTCTCTGTGCCGTTGGGGTAGAAGCGCGTCTTAAACGTGGCGCTGACATCGCCTTGCGTTTTTTCGTCGGGGATCATTTCCGTCACGCTGACAACGTTGTCGCCGGAGCCAAGCATAATCGGTCCGGTTTCCGCAAACGGCGTTGCGCCGTTGTATTCGTAGCCCACCTCATGCTCGTATATCTTATTATTAGACGGGTCGGCCATCAGAGGATAGATAAACGTTCCTGCATCAGATCCCGCAGAGCGCGCCATCGTGCCAATAGACCATGTGTTTTCGACGTAATTGTACGCGGCGTAGCGGTTGTTTTCTGTGGAGTCGCTCGACGGGTAGAACCACCATATCTCGCCGTATGTGCCGTTTGACATGGCAAACGACTTGCTGATCTGCGCGCGGTTGATGTCGTTGAAAACGTAGTCAGACACGTCGCACGGCATCTCCTGCACTTGGCCTCCGCTGTAGACGTAGAACGCGTGGACACCCATCCAGAAGCATCCGGCGTCTACGCTGGCATATGCCAAATTGGCCGCAAGCCCGCAGGCTGAGCCAACGCGCTCAATGCCGTAGACGTATGGCGGGCCAATATAGTTGGCGACATGCGCGTCGCGCGTCGTCAGAATAAGCGTCTGGCCCTTCACGCTCACGCCAGCCATAATCTCGCCTTCTGTAGACAGCTCAAGATCGCCAGCCTCGTTCTGCGCTGACGGCGTCCAAGTCGTGTTGTCTTCGCGGTCTGACCACTGCACCTTGCGCACATTGCCGCCCGCGCCAAGACACATCAGAAAGCGCTCTTCCGTCACGACGATGCTTTTGTTGTTTATTGGCGCATTGGCAACTTGCGCAGCGATTGCGGTGTTGTCCAGCTGCCACTCGTAGACCTTGCCGTCATCACGATTATTGGCCAGCAGGTATTCGCCCCACAGCTGCAAATTCCACGCAGTTGCAGGCTGAATGCGTGACGTGTCTGGCCGCGCAATGCCGTATGCGTAATTGCCATATGTGTTGCCGCCGTAGCCGGTAAACGCGACAGCATCCTCGCGGCCAGTGGCCAAGCCTGTCGGCGTGATGTCGTATTGCGTGCCGGTGCCGCCGCCGTAGACGTATAGCTTGTTATATGTGCCGGTGGCATACCAGCGGTCGTTGGAATTGTCTGCCCAGTTTACCATGCCGCGCGGCGTGGCATTCGTGGCGGTGTCTGACCTTGTGCGCCAACCCTTGACCGGCTGCATCGTGCCGTCGATCCAACGTATCAGGCTGGCATCTCGCCAACGCCCCATGCTCTGCAAGTCAGTGCCGTTGCGGTAAACCCCAGCGGGTACGTCTAATCTAATCAGAGCCATCGTTGCCTCGTTGGTGTTGCGCGCTTGCCGCAGTGTAACACATGACCATTTGATGCGCAAAAGGGCAGCGTTTTGCTGCCCCTAGCGTTTTCGTTGTGCTGCGCGGCTATTCCGCGTCAGGCTCAAGGGCGGCTTTCAGCTCGGCCATAAAGCCCTGCCTGCCCATCTGAAGCTGCACCAAGTTAAACTGCGCAGATCCGATCTTCTGGTCTAGCGAATTGATGTGATTTATGCACATCTTTGCAGTGTCGCTTAGCTGGTCTTCGGTGTAGTCCACATCGTCAATCGTAATGACCTTTTTGTCTTCAGTCACGTTGATCTCCTTTCTAGGTTATTACCAAGGCACTCCTGCCTCAGTGGTTGGATTAGCTATCGCATCAATCTTAGTGGCAATAGCAGCTTCCGTATCCGCTTGGCTTACGCTATCCCAGACCCAGCCTTGAGCTTGAGCTTCGGTAACGTCTGCGTAGGGTACGAAATCTGGTGATGATGGGTTTGGTGTTAGCCCCACCGTGCCGTAGCTAGAGGCTGTGTAGTCGCCATCCTCTGCGGTGCAGCGCCAATGCACTACGTTAATTCCACCCGTTGCGATGTCGTGTTCGCAGGTGGGGATCGTCCATGTGTATGTGATAGCCATAATTTTATCCTTCTAAGGCAGTTACACGAGCCTCAAGGGCTTCGATTTTGGTGAGAGCTTCTTGCAATGCAGCAGTGAGCAATGGCACCATGTCAGTCATGGACAAAGCATATTCTGTTTCCTCCGACCCAGAGACAGCTTCAGGCAGGATTGGCAAAACTTCTTGAGCAAGGAAGCCGACACGCTTTGATCCATCACCTTCATGCGTATAATCAAAGCGAACGGGGCGCAAAGCCATAAGATCAGAAGCGCCAAGTTCAAAGTCAACAATATTCTTCTTTAGCCGTGCGTCAGAAATACCTGACCAAGAAGTCCCGTTCACTGCAAGACGAACGCCATTTGAGAAATTCACAATATCGTAGTTAGTATTACTGCTGATGTTGTGATTAACAATGGTGCTTCCGTCATGGTGCATTTGATAGTAGGTCGCATTGCCAGATGTAGGTGCGTAATACACTTGGACGCCACCCGCCTCGACAGTAACCTTTGCACGAGATGTTGTAGTACCCACAAGCAAGTTACCGTCCCCGTCGAGTCGCATACGCTCCGCAGTGTTTTCGCCAAACGTAATAAGATCCGATGCGGGATGGCCAAACTGTATGTAGCCCATTTTTGACGCATCAACAACACGTTGTATTCGCTGCGCAGCGGAGATCCATGACGTTCCCGTGGACAGACGTTCGTTGGTAAAGGCTAATTTGTCTGCATTTATATTCGATGTCGTCAGACGTAGCGATTCTTCTGAGTTACCTGCGGTGCCTCCGAGATCAGCGGCTTTAACCTCAAGTTTTGCGCTAGGCAAATCCGTATTAATCCCAACCGATCCGTCTGCTGAGATGTACATGGCTTCTGAGCCAGTACTGAAAATTAGCTTAGCGTTAAAGTCGCCTGTGGCTGTTGTAGAGTCTGCCTTAATAGATGCAGCCATATTGTAGGTAGAACCATCATAACCATACCATTCAATAGAACCTAAATCGTCACCTGCAACAATAGAGGCTGACGATCCAGAACCCCCTCTCGATTTATAAAATTTGAAAGACGCATCGTTACCGTTATCCACCGTACTCTCAAGAGTAATGGCGTTACCTACGTCATCCTTAATATGGAGTTGTGATGATGGCAAATCCGTACCCAGCCCCAACCGCTCATCCGCAGCCGACCAGAAGAACTTTGGCGTGGTGCCTGTGTCCTCGTAGAAGCTGATGGAGCCGTTGCTGTCGATGTGTAAGCGATCTGTAGTACCAGTTTCAATAATCACATTATTAACAGCACGTACTGCTAAATTGTTTCCTGTAGCAATTAATCCTTGAGAGGCAGAAGCCCCTCCAGTAGTGTTACCATCTACTAAGTAAATAGAAGCTACACTATCGGTGCTTTGGAACAATGCTACAGTATTTGCAGTACCACTATTTACAGTCAGCCCATCGCTGGTCAAAGTCCCAGAGATGTCTACCCCGCTGCTGCTTGTGGCGAGTTTTACATTTGCGGTTGCAACCCCCCCATATGCTAGTTTTACGGGAATACCTGTATTTCCGCCAATTATAAAACCATTATCATCTTTATAAATAATACGACCGTTAAAGTCTTCACTGAGAGGCTCTTTAAAGTCTATGAACCCGCCAGTATCTCCACCCAACTCTATGCTGCCGTTACCTGTGCCTCCGTCTATAGTCACTCTGCTGGTTAGACTTAGTTGACCCGCTATGTCTACACCTGTCGCGCT